CTTTTATATCTCGAAAAGGGGACTTTCAACTAGCAACGTAATCGTCGATATAGATTATCGTTTGACTGGTCAGTTATTTATTGATTCTTGTAAGACATGGGAGAAAACACTAGGCGTGTCCATTTCAAAGGAACGATTCATCTATGAGGAATTTATGGTTGCCTATCCTGTCTTCGCGGATAAACTAAATTATAAGCTATTGAATGAACTTGCAAGTAGATCACCTGAAATAAGTAGATGGCTTAGAAGAGAAAATGAGATTTGACGCATTATCTCTGATCAGCCGGATTACATGAGAGACTTCGTTTCTCCGGACGAGTATGCTAAGGTTAAGTCTTCAATTGAAGCATACAAAGATACTTTACGGGAACGATCGCGTGAATCATTTAAGTTAGCGCAATCTCATAAAGCAGCAATGGGAAACTTGCAAGATAAATACAATAAGAAGCTGCGTGAGAACAGATCGAGTGATCTAGTCTTCATTTGATCACTTAATTCATCTCATTTACCTCTTGAACGACAGGTAGACGTAGTTTTGGCTAATTTGGAAGTTGACACTGCAAAGAAACACGCCATAATGGATTCAATAGAACGTGATGTCCGAGAAATGAAAATCGATGCATTGAAACGTTGAAAGAACGGCAACTTTGATAGGGCCGATTTCCCCGTGGACGACATCGGGCTTGCTGCTTCATTAGTGTTGAACACTGCCAAAACTTCTTAAATAAATGGTATAAGTTTAGAGATACTTCAAAGAATATTATTTTATCAAGTACATCAAGTATGTTCAATACTGAACAATTTGTGCACAACATGGTGCACTGTAAACCAATTAACACATGACATAAGATTATGCAAGGTAGATATAGCAGGCCTCAAGATGAATTCAAGCGGCCGAAGTGATTTCCTATTAAGCGTAAGATAAAATCACCAGTTAGCTGGCTCAGCACAATGTACTTAATGACAACACAGATAACATTTGCAGATAACTTTAAACGTAATCAAATTGGAAAGAGTGCTCAGTTACCTATTGCTGAAAGTGATGTATGTACTTTTGTTGGTTATTTACCGTAAAGACCGGCTCATCGCCTATCAAACACACTTTACCTAATGATACTGCAGAACAATACATTGGATCTTTAAATTTAGAGCGAGTCTTAGGTTACAATAACGTATTTGAAGAAAAGGCTAGATTAGATGGCGGCCAAGGTGCAATATTAGATAATTTTAAATCAATGGCAACACCACCTAAGTCAAAATTTAGTATTCAACAAATGTTAGCTGCAGTTAACAAACGCGGGCACAATATTTGACTACCATTTGTGGATGTACCGAAACCATCACAAGTTCGTGCGGTTAGAGTGAATCCTGAGGCAAATAGTGGATTTGTTACGTCACTATTAAGTGGTACGTATAGGTTGGACGCGGCTGAATTTAGCTGTAGTGTAGCTGAAGAATTTATGGAAGAAGTAATGCGCCATCAGACACACTCACTAGATATTTGGAAATTCACTACACGAAGTAAGATTGTGGATTTAAATGAGTCCGGCAAGAAATTGCGGGCGCGTCCAATAGCTATGTGTGATGATGTGTTAGTCAGAATTGGTTCAACAGTATCCCAACCTATAATGGATGGTCTATTACAAAACCCACTAAATGAACTAATGGTGGGACGTTCATTAGACTTCAAGACCACACAATGAATAACTGAATACTTTGATAATAGTGGTTGTCTATACGCTGACCCCGACTGGAGTCAGTATGATAATCATCTATATGAAGAGTTGCTGGTTGTTTCAATGAGTATTTTACGTAATTCCTTTCCGCTCAGTAGTAGAGTAGATAATTTATTTTACTATTTAACATCAAGTATAATAGATAAACATGTTGTTATTGAACCTGGTCTACTATATAAACTGATGAAAGGTTTACCATCTGGCCATCCTTTTACAGCACTAGTAAATACAATTTGTAATTGAGTATTATGATCTACAATATTTAATGAATATTGTATTAGAAAGGGAATACAACTTGATGATAAGTTTAAGTGTGTTTGTGCAGGTGATGATACAATTATTTCTTTTCCTTGAGATACAGACATTGATTTTATGTACTCAATATGTATTGAATCTGGTATGAAATTAGATAATCTTAAAGACAGCGTACGGCCTTTCTTATCCAATGAACACATAAAAGGAGTGACGTTTCTACGTCGTCAATTTCTTATGGATGGCACGACATGTTGGGACATGCAGTATATGTGTTCCAGGTTGCGATTACCTGATGTTAAAGTTGAGGATAAGTTTGAGTTATACAACCACGCAAAACATTATTTTATGCAAGCCGGTGGTTATTCAGAAAGTTCAACATTTATCTTAAATTATTTAAAGTACCTTAGGAAGTTATTGTTCTTTGATAGTGATTCAAATGAATTCATGCATGACGTATTAGATAGTATTGATAATTTACAAGTTCAATATTATACCGAATGATATGAAAGCGCATTTGATGATCCATTAATTGATAGCGATAGATTTAGCTATCAAAAGAAATCGATAACCAGAATTGTGCCCGGTAAATTTATTGATAGATATTGAGCCAACGGCGTTGTTGATGTGATGAAGCATTCGCGTGAGCCAATGTTGAAGAATGTGTTTAGCAAGTTAATGACGGGCCAAGCTATTCAATTGCATCGACGATTCAAGTTTAATGAAGTTTGTTCAGTCCGGGATCCGCCTGAAAAGCGGTGCACATTTAATAAAGCACTTGATTTATTATTTAACGTGCACGATAGTGCTACACGGTAAGGATTAGAATCAACCATAATATGGCGTTGCACGCTATTTAATGACCAGTATTATGGACCTAGCAACTGCCATGCAGGGTTGACATGTTGACACGGTGCGTGTTGACATGAGGGTGGCGCCGCACACTATAT